TCTTTTTTATGAAACTGCTCTGCTTTCATTTCATGTTCCTTTTCATGTATTCCAAAGTGCTAGTTGTTACGCCATGCTTTCTTGCAAGCTCTGGGTCGCTGTATTTACGCCAAGCCTCTTTGCGTTTCTTTTGTTCCTTCAAATCTTTGAAGATTTTCTCTTTTAAGACGGCATGAAGTTTGTGCGTCTTTTTTGTTTCATCGATCATATCTGTGTCTTTCATGTATACTTCCTAGTGCCTCATCGCTCCATTTGAGGTAGCCCCACTTCGGTGGGGCTTTATTTCAAAATGGGATTTCATCGTTTACGTCTGGATCAGGCATTGGAGTCTTAGGTTGAACAGGTTCGATATTCTGTCTGATCTGATTGGTGTGGTGATTGGCTTCAGCTTCACGCTTGGCCTTCATCTCTGCCTTTTTAACGTAGTAGTTTTCCCTCTCGACATCAGTCATCGGCCTGAACTTAAAACTGAGGTTTCCGTATTGATCCATCCAAGCACTAAACTTCAACGGCTCACCCATCACTTCTGAGTTGCCAGTAAAGTCAGGTGACTGCGGATTTTTCTTTTCTTTCTGCCGCCATGCTCTACCCCACCCATTATCTTTCGGGTATTCAATTTTTTCGTATTCGCTCATTTCATTGCCTCAATCTTTTTCGCTTCTGTTTCAATGATTCGACACGCCTTGATCACTTGTTCGCCAAGCAACTCGATGTACTCTTTGTCGCGTTCTACACGAATCAAAAATGGCGGTAGTGATGGGTGATAACTTAAAAAGTCCACCCACTGCACTTTTGGCATTACCCACATATAACCCATGACTTGCGGCTTGTAGATGCTAGGTAGCTTGCCATCTCGCAAATATTTGATGTGTGTACTTGGTGCAGGGCATTTGATTTCTATCGCACCATCAGCATTGACTAGCCCATCAGGGCTTATCCCCGCTTCATATTCTGCGTGTTTGATGAAGCCTACGTCTGTCACCGATACACCACGCTCAAACTCAAAAAACGCTTTAGCGTCAGGTTCTAATTCTCGCCCACGAATCATCCATTCGTTTTCATAAGTCTCTGGTATCTCACCTGTGACCTTCTGAGCAATCAACTCATTGATGTATGTGTCAGCAGAGCTAGATGGTTTCCCATCTGCCCTGATCAATTTAGAAAAGCCTGAGCCAGACGGACAACCCAACCTGGCCGCAAACCATTCCTCACTTCTTTGTTCGTGATTCAGAATTCTCATTTTTCTTGTCCCCGAATATCCTTTCGTAGTTTGTCGAGAACTTCTGCTGATTGATCTTTCGTGGCCTGTCGCCCTTGCCCACTAGACTCTGACGTTTTGTCATGTTTGCCATTTTGTTGCTCCTTCTTACGTTTCAAAGTCGACATGGCATTGTCATATCTGGATTTCATAATATTCTCTGGCTTGTCGCACTGGAAAGCCTTACAGAAGCCTTCAATGTCTGCTTTGGTTTCATCAAGCAATTTCTTCATAGCGTTGAATTCAGTCACAGTAATATGTGTGTCCACGACATGACGACTCATAGCCAACTCAGCATCATCATCGACTGATGGGATACCTGCGATTGCTTGTAGTGCATAACGCCTTGCATAAGTGATTGCTGACCCTGCTGACTGCGGATCGTATTTTGGCAAAGGCAAAACAAATTCATGCTCTATCCATTCACCTGACTCATGCATCAATCGAGTTTGCACACCAACACCTTGTTCTGTTGATATTGGAAACTGTGCGTATCCGATTTTGTTGTTAGCCCATGCTTCTTTAATAGCCTTGATGACCGATGTTAGATCGGCATAGTTTGACTTAAAAAATGGGTTTGCTGAGTCTTTGACTGCACCTGTCATTTCAGACTGTGCTTTGATAAGTGCCGCCTGAATCTTGACGACTGATTCACTTGTTTTCATTACATCGCTCCTATGTAAGTGAATCTATATTCTATTGCGAAAAATTGTAAAAGTAAAACAAAAAAAACCCGCTAGGGGTTAGCGGGCGAATGAGGGGTCTCTGCGGGAACCCCTAAACTAATCCATCAATTCAAAGTGCGGCCCGTCGATGAATGGACGCTTGCCTTCATGCCTTCTAGTGTCAATGTAACTGGTCATTGCTTTAGCCATAGACTTCCTCCATTCCCGAATGTCCATGACTGTCCAGGCTCCGCCCCATCTGACAGCGACATCAAGTTCAGTAGCGGCAATTTTCATTGCTTCAGCGATGTTGTCGTAGACGTTAATTTCCCAACAGCCTCGACCATCAATGTATGCCATCAGGTCAACTGCTAGGCCATCGAGATGCTTTGACTTCATTGTCTTTGATGCACCTTTAGCAACCAAGGCTTTCTGTTCTTCTTCTGTTCGCAAACCTTGAATGACACCAAAGTCTGTATCAGTCACCTCAATGGCTCGCTCAACGACTGCGACTAGACGCTCGTCAACGCCTTCTAAATTGTCTTTCGATTTCTTTGATAGCTTGTAGCTCATTTCGTTAATCCTTTTGCCTTTTCAAAACTACGCATACCGCCAAGACCTAGCATACCCAGTAGGACTGTCATCAGCGAGTCCATATCGAACGTAGGGATTTCAGGTATCTCTGCCCCAGACCACGCAACTCCAAATACAATGAATGGAGCAAGTACAAAGTGATATCCCAACGCGACTCCGCATACCCATCCGATAAAGGGTCGCCATCCTGCGACAAAGATTGATCTGTGTTGGGCTTCTGCTTTGTTGACTTCAACTTGTGCCATAGCCGCTTCATGGGCTTGCTTTTCAGCCAGTGTTGCAATTTCATGGGCTAACTTTGCCTTTTGGTCTTTGTCCTCGACAACCTTATCGAGAACATTACTTACTGCGGGAACTAGACTGCTGAGTAAACCTAACACGATCTATCTCCTTATCGTATGGTTTCCTGCCGCACTTATCACAACTGCCGACAGGTCGAAATAAAAAAGCACATCCACAGTCAGTGCGGTATTCGTGCTGTTCATACACATAACCACACATCTTGCGTTTCACGGCTAACTGCCTTTGTCTTGCTTCTTGCTGATCGCATCACTAGCAAAGAAAGCTGAACACAAGACAGCTATCGAGGCAAAGTAGGTAGGTGCGATGTCAGAAATAAGTTGAGCCGCTTTGCCCATGCCAAAAGCATCAGCCAAGAATATGCCAAAGGGATACAACAAAAGGCCAAACAACGCAAACCACGCCATCTTACGTTGCGCGTCTCTTTGAGCATCAGCATCTTCCATTTTACGGCGGCGATCCTCAAGCTCAATAGCCAGTAACTCATCAGGGTCGAGAACGCCATTCCCGTTGGTGTCATACTTTTCTAACTCCGTCATTGCTTAATCCTCGTCAAGAATGATATCAAATGCGGCTGTGATTCGTGCATTATTGGAACGAACCGTTGCTCTAACATCGATATCAGATTTTTCAGGTATCTTGATCGGGCAAGCAAACTGATAGAAATATTCGCCGCCATCACCGCAAACTTCAAATGTATGACCTACACGGAAAGCAGAGTCATCAAAGTAGCGAACAAACATATCGCCAGTAGCATCAGCACCATCCTGGCAAGTAGCAACACCTTGTATCAAGTATGCTGTATGGCCTGCGGGTACAGTATAGACAGCCATCAATGTCTGGCCTTTGCCCGCTGTGATTTGAGCAACTGTTGTAGCACCCGCTTTGATCGTGACATTGCCAACATTCGTCGCTGACCCGTTCGTTATGTAAGCGCGATAGACTCTAATGAACTCTGTTGTTGATGCATTACCTGTTGCCGCTGTCAACGTAATCGTTTCATTAGCTACGTTGTAATTTGCATCTAGTCCTTCAATGTAAACTTCTTTGTCAGCATCACTAGCGGATGCTCTGTCTACTGTAATTGTTGTAGCTGATGCCCAGGCTGACCAAGGGTATTCAGTATCGTTGACATCCCAGATAGTCCCTGTGTTGTTTTGTGACATGGCAGGAACAGCACCGAACTTATGTATGCTAGAAACATCTGCAAATTGACCTTTTGCGATACCTAGTGGTGCATTGGCTAAACGCATACAATCCATCAGTTGAGACATTAGTTACTTTCCTTTAAGAGATATAAGCCACAGTAATAGGGCCACGGCCCCGCCAACCACACCGAGAACAGCAATGCCAACAGCACCATACAAAAATCCATTCTGTATGGCTTTTTTTCTAGCCAGTTTCTTAGCTTCTGCACGTTTCTTTTCGTTTTCCCGCATTTGTTTGCGATTTGCGATGAACTTTTCGTAATCTGTCCATAGGCCAGGTCTCCCGGAATAGATAAAAAGTTGCTTTATTTCTGCCTCTCTAGATCGTATTTTTTCAAGTGCAAAGAAGCATTCCATATCACCATCTTTAGCTTTTTTCTCTATTTCTTCTTTAGCATCAGCTAGCTTAGTGAGTTGCGGCCCCATCTCGCCAACAGATTGAACGTGACCTGCAAACTCTTTGATTGCGCCGATAGCCTCGTTTGCGATCTTGATAGCGGCTATGGCTTCAAAGATCATGGCTACGTCTTAGCGAGAAGGGAGATTAGGAGCATGATCGTCGCACCTGCTGTGCCGATCATTATGGCTTCGATCCGTTTGATTCTTAGAATTGTCTCAGTCCAACGCTCAGTGCAGACAGCCTCATGCTTGGCAAAATCTGCGGCCAAGCCGTCAATTCTTTCATGTGCTGATGCTACTGTACGTTTGTCCATCATGCGTCCTCATAAAACAGACTGAATTATATCAGTCAGTTTCTTCCTGAACCACCTCATCCAGACTAGCTTTGAGCATATTCATAAATGCATCGCGGCCTACCTGAAGTTGATCTAGGTTAAATTGTGCTGACCGAATTTTACGATCCAAATCACCGACATGGTTAATCAGCACTTTCTGCTGATCAGTTAGTTGGTTTTCTGTGTACTCTGTTCCGTCGATAGAGACTGTTTGTTTCTCGCTCATCTCGATTCTCCTTTAGTGGTTAGTTAGCCCAAGGCATACCTGACAGTGTGGCAGGATTCTTTTGTGACTCGATCTTGCTTGCAATTGATGCTTCAGTTGCCGCCTGATCAACGGCGTTCTGTACCCAACCAATCACCATCGCTTCTGTGAGGTCAGCATAGGCGACATAGCCGTCAGCCGATGGGTCAGGTGTGAACGACTGTGTGCTGTACGCAGATGCGCTGTAGGTAACATCCCCAACGGTCTCTGTGCCAGTGCAACGCCAGTGGGCAACTACTACGCCCTGATCTGAGTCGTTGTTGTATTCAAGTTGTCCGATAGTCCAAGTGTATTCAATAGCCATTCTAAGTCTCCTTTAGATAGCGGCAATAATAAATGCGAGTAATTCAGAGTAACGTACACCCATACGGCTACGCTCCTCACCAGTTTCTTCATCAGTCCAAGTGGAGTGGATGAACATTGCATAACGCCCTGCGTCTAAACCTTCAGCTTCAAAGGCCGCTTGCAAATCCTGTGCAATGATTCCAAAGTGGATGCGGGCATCGTCACCTTTTTCTTCAACAGAGTCGATCCACCGAAATTTGCGTAGCAATCCTTTAGCCGCCACAGCAACACGCTGTTCAGCTTCAGACAGTTCTTCAATGTCTTGCTTCTCGTTGCGGTCAGATGTTTGAATCGTGCCGTTGGTGGCAAAGATGTCGTCAAATCTTGCGTTAATTATGCCAAGATCAGTTGTATTGTCTTCGACACTACCGGTGGCACCACATGGGTAAATTTGCGAATTTCCTAATCCCAATCCTGCGCCGCCAGTAACTCTAGGTGACTGTATGTAAAGAAAATCGGATGCACAACCAATCGACCCGACTGTTGATCCGTCTTTGCGAAACTGAAGAAACTGCGAATCAACCCCCGTTTGATTAAATATAATATTTGCCTGACCAGAACTAGTCGCTTGCCTGTTAAAAGCAGAATAGCTATCTGGGTCAAGAGCAATCCCCCCTCCGCTAGTCGCTGAAATCAAGCTAGTTGGCAAGCTAGTAGTACCCACCA